ATATAAAAGATGTTGCTAGAGATGAATATCTTATGGAAAGCGGATTTGAAATTTTTAGGGTTAAAGAAGAAGATTATTATAATTTTCCGGATAGGGTATTAAAAGAATGTATGGACTTCCTGAAACAGTAGTTCTTAATAACTTCAATTATAAGATAAAATCTCCTGAAGGGTATGTGCCTTTTCTTGGCGTAAACAAGATTAAAAAAGATCGATATATTCATTTAAAATTTTCCAATGGAGTTGAAATTAAATGTTCGGAAGATCATCCATTTGATACCATAGATGGAATTATTGCGGCAAAGATACTAGACAAAAAAACAGAAGTCAAGACAGAAACTTCTGGGTGTTTTGTTATTTCTAAAAGAAACATCAAACGAAAAATTGATCTATATGATATTGTAAATTCCGGAACTCAGCATCTATATTATTCTAATGGAATAGTAAGTCACAATTGTCATTTCCTTGGATCATCTAATACCCTTATAGACGCCAAGAAACTTCAACAATTAACATGGAAAGAACCTCTTCATAAATTTGAAGATCTTGACATTTATGAAGAACCTATTCCCGGTCATAGATATTTTATGACAGTAGACGTTTCTAGAGGGGTTTCAATCGATTATTCTGCATTTGTTGTATTTGATGTTACTAATATTCCATATAGAGTTGTAGCAAAATATAGAAATAATGAAATTGCTCCTCTATTATATCCAAATATTATTTGGAGAGCCGGTAAACATTATAATGAAGCATTAGTTTTGATCGAAATTAATGATAACGGTCAACAAATTTCAGATATTTTATTCTATGATCTAGAATATGAAGGAGTTGTTTTAACTCAAGTCAAAGGTCGTGCAGGAGTTAGTATGGGTGGAACTCATAAGGTTCGTCCAATTCGAGGAATTAGGCAGACTAAACAAACCAAAAGAATAGGATGTGCTAACCTTAAAAATATTATCGAATCCGACAAATTAGTCTTTCATGATTATGATATCATTTATGAACTTTTTAGATTTATCGAAAATAGATCATCATACGAAGCTGAACAAGGAGAACATGATGATCTTGTGATGTGCCTTGTTATGTTTGGGTGGGCAGTTGCTCAGAAATATTTCATTGGTCAAACCGAAACAGACGTTAGATCCGATCTGTGGGAAGAAAATAAAGATTTGATTGAGCAATCCGTAACGCCTTTTGGTATTTTAACCGATAATTGGAATATGCCAAACGAATCTGTAGGATCTATCGATTCATTCTATAATATGGATTTTCATCCTGATGGATATTATCAAGACGAGTATGAAAATCCTGCTATAGGATTGACTGGTCATAGATTTTAAAAAGTCAGAAATTATAAATATAAACATAAATCCGATTTATTAAGCAATAGGAGTTTTATATGATTCAAGTAAGTCCCGGCGTAAATGTAAGCGAATTTGATGCTACCACGGTAATTCCGGCAGTATCAACCTCTGTTGGTGCCGTTGCTGGTGTTTTTCAGTGGGGGCCTGCTTATCAGCGCACTCTGATCAATTCAGAAACTCAGTTAGTTCAAAAGTTTGGTAAACCAAATGCCAACAACTACGAGACATTCTTTACTGCAGCCAACTTCTTGGCTTATGGCAATGCTCTATATGTTGTTCGTGCATATGATTCATCTGCGTTAAATGCCGTTGCAAATACAACTGGCGCAGCAACTGCACCTCAGCTTGATAACTATCAAGATTTCTCAAATACTACGCTTGATGCCAACATTTCATATGTTGCTAGATATGCTGGTAGTCTTGGTAATTCAATTAAGATTTCAGTTTGTGATAGTGCTGCTGTATATTCATCAAATCTTGTTGCAAATTCTGCTGTAATCAACTTCACAGTTGGCTCAAATGTTGCTGTGGTAAATGCATCTTCTGTCACTCAGGGGTCTGGTAACACTGCAGCAAATTCCGTTGTTAATTCATTAACTGTTGGCGATTGGATTAAAGTTGGTAATTCTCAGATAGGATATCAGTTGCTTCAGGTTACTGGGTTCACAAATCCTGTTGGAGCAGAATCTTCAAGTAACGGCAATTATTATTCAAATGGTTCTACAGTTTCTTTTGCAACAAATTATAATCTTTCAACAAACATTTCAGCATCAAGCAATACAACTCAGCGTTACTGGGAATATTATAATGCTGTAACCAGAGCACCTTCTACAACAACTTCGACTTCTGCTTTGGGACTCACAACTCAAGACGAAATCCATGTAGTTGTTGCTGATAAGTATGGCGCTTTCACCGGAACACCAAATCAGATTCTGGAAACTTGGCCATCAATGTCTCGTGCAACTGATGCCAAAACTACACAGGGCGCAACCAATTTCTACAAGAATGTAATAAATATTGGTTCAAATTTCATCTATGCTAGTGGTACATTTGTAAGAACTGGTACAACCGTTGGTCTGGCTAATGCTATTGCCAACTCTACAACTACAACACCACTTACTGCAGTTATGGTAAGCGGCGCAGATGGTTCAAATGAATCTAGCATTGCTTTAGGTCCAATTGCTCAGGCATATGATCTTTATAAAACTAAAGCTGATGTTGACATTTCTCTTCTGCTTCAGGGTAAAGCAATTGGTTCTACTACATTTGGTAACGCCGGTCTAGCTAACTACATTATCGGCAACATTTCATCTGCTCGTAAAGATTGCGTAGCATTTATTTCACCTGACAGTGGAATTATTCAATCTACGCTTACTTCTGGCGATTATGCTCAGTATGCAGTTAATTTTGCAACTCAGGGTATCACCTATGCAAGTTCATATGCTGTAATGGACGGCAACTACAAGTATCAATACGACAAGTATAATGATACATATCATTGGGTTCCATTGAATGGCGATATCGCAGGTCTTTGTGCTGGTACAGATTATACCAACGATCCTTGGTGGTCTCCTGCTGGATTTAATCGTGGTCAGATTAAGAACGTTACTAAACTTGCTTATAATCCAAATCAAGCACAGCGTGATCTTCTATACATTAACTATATTAATCCTGTAGCAACTTTCCAGAGTCAGGGGACTGTTCTATATGGTGATAAAACTATGATTGGTCATCCATCAGCATTCGATCACATCAATGTCCGTAGACTGTTTATTGTTCTAGAAAAGGCAATTTCCATTGCTGCACAGCAAAGTCTTTTTGAATTCAATGATACCTTTACTCGTTCACAATTTGTTAATATGGTAACTCCATATCTCAGACAGATTCAAGGGCGTCGTGGTATCTATGATTTCAGAGTTGTTTGCGATAAAACAAATAATACCCAAGCTGTTATTGACGGAAATCAGTTTGTTGGTGACATCTATATTCAGCCAGCCAGATCAATCAATTACATAACTCTAAATTTTGTGGCGGTTCGTACCGGAGTAGATTTCAACACAATCGTTGGTACATTTGGCGGTTAATAAGAAAATATAAGGAGCAATACAATGGCTTTCAGTATCACCGATATTCTATCAAACTTTCAATTCGAGGGTGCGCGTCCTACATTATTCAATGTATCGATTACCATTCCTCAAGACAATACCACAAGCCAGCTAACTCAGTTTCTGGTAAGTTCAACATCTATTCCTGCATCAGATCTTGGAAACATTGCAGTTCCATATTTTGGTCGTATTGTAAATTTTGCTGGTGATAGAACATATCAACCATGGAATGTTACAATTATGAACGATGAGAACTTTGCAGTTCGTAACGCTCTTGAAACATGGTCCAATCTTATTAATAAGAGAGAGCTAAACACTCGCGATCCATCTGTTGCTTCTCAGGGCTATAAATCAACTGCTATTGTGACTCAACTTGCAAAAACTGGCGAAGCCCTTAGAGCATATAAGTTCAATGGACTTTATCCAACATCAATTCAGCCAATTCGGTTGGATTGGAATGCAGTTAATGTGTTTGAATCGTTCGATGTTCAGTTCACATATGATTGGTGGGAAATTTCAACTAGTGGTGATGCGGGAACTACTGGTGATGGGGGCGGATTGAATTAAGTGATATAAATACATTATATTATGGATTAAAGGAGTGCCGCTTTGGAATTATTTGGATGGGAAATTGCTAAGAAGAAAGATGATTTAGATCTTTCTTCTTTTGCGCCTAAGGAAACAGATGATGGTGCTATGGTTGTCACTGCTGGTGGCACCTATGGCACTTATTTGGACATGGAAGGTTCTGCTAAGACTGAAGCAGAATTGGTTGTCAAATATAGAGAAATGGCACTCCAGCCAGAGTGTGAAAAGGCAGTTGATGAAGTAACAAATGAAGCCATCGTTAAAGAAGGCAATGATAAAATTGTTACTTTAAATCTAGATGATATTAAGTCTTTAAACGATAAAATCAAGAAAATCGTTCAAGACGAATTTGATGGGGTCACTCAGCTTCTTAATTTCAATAACTATGGATATGAAATTTTCCGTAGATGGTATGTAGATGGAAGACTCTACTATCATGTTATGATTGATGAGAATAATCCAGAACAAGGCATTCAGGAACTTCGTTATATAGATCCCCGCAAAATTCGTAAGGTAAGATTACTTACTCGTGAACGTAAGGGTCAAATCTATATCAACAGGAACACTGCCGAGTTTTATGTTTATAACGAAAAAGGATTCAAGGCAACCGGTTCTACTGGTATGGACA